GCCAATTTTCAAGAATATCGTATACGTGATTCCTTTGGGTGTTCCATATAGGTGGTGCGCGGTGTTTTTGGCGATTTACGCTCTTTATAAACTTTTCAATGACAGTTGGCAAAGACCACATTTTACAATACAATAATACCCTCTCTAGACTTTTGCATGTTTATGGATAGTACATCTATTTCTTTTATTCTTAAAGGATGTGCTTTATGGTAAGAATAGAATTGCAGCTCAGTAATTTTCTGGGACCATTTGTTACTAATGGTTGTATTTATTTTATAGTAAGCTTTTGTGTACACATTTTATTAAAAGCTTCTACTTCTCTAGGCCTGGTCCTCACCTTATATCTCCTTGATTTTAAGACCAGAGTTTTACCCGCCATTGAGATTTTACAAAACAACAGTTTACAGTATTCCCTATCTACAAGGTATAAATTACTATGTCAAACAATCCTCCCCCTTCTACAATTTCTAAAGGTGGTACTGGTATGCCCAAGACCATCTCTTCTAATGCTGAAACTCCCCAAGAACAGACTTCCATGATTGAGAAAGGAGATCAACATGCTTCTTTTCTCGATCAGAGACAAGAGACTGTTGAACCTCCTCATCTCCTTCCTCCCGCACCTATGAAGGCTTTTAATAAGTTTGCTATGCCCGATAATAAAATGACGGCAGAAGATATTCTTAAGAATCCTATAGTTGTAGGAAATTTTAATTGGACGGTGGCCGATGTAGTTGGTACGAATCTTTTCAGTTTACCGTTACCAGCTATTATAGCTAATTTTGATTCTTTTCATCGCTTGATGTTTCAGACGTACGCTTTCTTTAAGTGTAATATAAAACTTCGCTTTCAGATGAATTCGAATAAATTTCAGTTAGGTCGCTTGATGCCGTTTATTGATCCCGTTGAACAAATGATTCCTGCACAAAATTTTGCCACAAATGCTAAATTTATAAATATCTATTCTGCTTCTAGTAATCCTGGGACTATTTTGGATGCTTCTTTATGTAATGTAGGTTCGCTTATAATTCCTTTTGAACATATTCAAGATTATTTAACCACGAATTCTAAAGAAACATTTGATATGTTAGCTGTAGTTCATGTTTTAGTTCTCAATCAACTCGCTGTAGCAGCTGGTGCTTTAGGTACCGTGAATGTACAGGTTTTGTTGAGTTGCGAAGATATTGAAATGCATGCTCCGATTCATCCTCATATGGCTACTATTCCAACTTTCTTGCGAGCTGAAATGCAATCGTCTACCATTGACGAGGGTTTTAAAGCTGTTGCAGGTGCTGGCAGTGCCGCATATAATATATATACTGGAAATTTTGGAAAAGCCGCAACTTCTGCAGCTACTAGTTTGGAAGGTATAGGTAATTTGCTTCAATCTATAAATTTAGATAAACCAGCTCACCCTATGTCGAACGTTTCTAATGCGCTTTCTCCATTTGCGCCTTTATCTCACGGTACAGGTGTTGATGGCTCAGTGCGTTTAGGTAATGCTCCTCTAGGAACTTATTTAGAACACAAATCTTTTTCCAATATGACTGCTAATGCTATGGACGTTAATGCTCGAGTTCAGATTCCCGGCTTGATAAAACAGATGGTTTGGTCAACCGGCGCCCCTCAAGGTACTGTGTTGATGGAGCTCCCTGTTATGCCAGATTTAACTTTCTTTGATGTTCCTAACCCTGCCGGTTATGTTGCCGATTTTACCCGATGTTATAGTACTAATTTGTCCTATATTGCCCGCATGTTTCAATTTTGGCGTGGCAGTATTCAGTTCCGAATAGATGCTGTTAGTTCACTTTTTCATACAGGCCGTTTGGCTTTAGTTTTTGTCCCTAATCAAGGATTAACACAGCCTGCTAATCTACAACAGTTTACTAATTCTGCATATGCCGTTTTCGATATTAAAGAACAGAAATCTTTGCAAGTTGCTTGTCCCTATCAATCTAGTTTGCCCCGAAAATCTTGGGCTCCAGTTGGACCTGAAGGAACGATAACCAATTTTACCGATCAACATTTGCTTGGTTATTTCTTTGTTGTTGTTCAGAATCAACTTACTGCTCCCAGTAATGTTGCCCCAGCAATAGACCTTAACATCTATATTTCTGGAGGTCCTGATATGGAATTTGAATTTCCTCGTCTTTTGCAAGATGACCGGTTTCAATTACCTCTTGCGGCTCCTGCTGCGGAGAGAATTAAGGCTGAGATGCAAGCTGATGCGGAGGTGGTTCCTATTAGGACTATCAATCCTGATTCAATACCTTTGAATAAAGGTCCAGCCACAGTTTCCCGAATGAATGTATTTAATGAGGGCGTTCGTGATCTAAGAGAGATCGCTAGAAAGTTCGCCCCTATTGCAGTTTTGAGAGCAACGTTTACCACTGAACAGCATTTACATAATAGTGGTACGCGTATAGTGTATACGAGTCGATTTGCTTTTCCTGTAACCCCTTTTACTTTTACAGGTACTATGCTAGATGGTGCAACAACTGAGTTGGGAACTTCTTTTGATGCAGCTTATTTTAATTACGATCAAGCATATGTTTTTATGAATCGAATTTCTCGTATGAACGCATTTTGGCATGGTGGTATTCGATATAAGTTTCAACCCTTTTCTGATCGAACACATGCCATTCAGGCTTTTTGTACTTATGATCCAACGTCACAACTCCCAGTGACTGTGGACCCTGAAGATTTTGTTGAAAGTCCTTTAATCCATATTTTCTATGATTTCAATAATGCTTCACACGTTACTAACTTATCTCAGTCTTGTTCTTTGCAAGTTGAGTGTCCGTTTTTCTCTGGTTACAACCAGCTTATGGTGGAGACCACTGATCCAGTTAATTTTACTGATGATAGACAATGTGGCTATCTTTATTTAAAATTACTGACAGATGATATCTCTACTTTACCTGTGGACACGGATGGAAATCATTTCATGACTATTCTTGCTTACGCAAGTGCAGCCGATGATATTCATTTCACTTATCCCGTTGCTCCACCCGTTATCTTTACCCGTCAAAAACTTCTTCCTCCCCCCCCTTAGATGGAGAAATTGTACCGACCGTTGAGCCTGTCGATCGTCCTGTAGGCCTAGCTCTTAATTTACCGACGACCTCAAAATAATAGGAAGAACCGAACGTGAGTACGAGAACACACGTACAAGTTGTAGGAACCCCCTTTATGGGCGCATATTACAACCGCTGTATCCAACGTTTTTGGAAAACAAACCATAAATTCTTTTGAAAAGTTTCGTAATGCAGAAGGTAATGCAAACTAGCTGCAGGAAAGTTGGCTTTGTGCAAAACACGAATCCGTCTTTCTATTCATCATCCTATGTTGCTCATACTGTTTAGCGTTGAGTAATAGCATTTTGGCTAGAAAATCTGATAACCTATTGATTAGTCTCAAGTAGGAGATGTTTCAAATAGGAGCCTGGAAGTACTAAACATGTCTAATTCAAAACAAACAAACCCCAACCCAACCCCTGAAATGCAAGGTGCGTTATTCTCTCGAAAGTTAGATTTAACGCATACGTTCAAATTGGATCCGTCCACGCGAACATACATACAGGAAATAGGAACCCAAGTCTTTTGTACAGCAGGACATCTTGCTCTACACACTTCACTTAAAGGAGTGATGTTTACAATCTTGGAATTCCTATATCGAGTGTGTCACCCTCTATTAGGAAAGAGCCCCACTGATGTTATGGCAGATTATATCTGGCCGTTTATCGAAAAAGCGTGGGTGCTAACCAAAGACGCCGCGTCGAAAGTGCGAAATTGCGGAGTCCGAAACCCTGAAGCAATTCAAGCTGAAATGCAATCCGATTCAGAAATATCACCGGATGGCTGGGCAGCTTTAGTGCCGATTGGTGGCGGTATGGCAGCTATTGTGGCTGCTCTCGTCTTTGGAAAATCCCTGGCAGCCTCTAGTGTAGGCATGAAAGAGTTCAAGCATTGGACTGAATACGCAGCCGGCTTGTCAAAAGCCAAGAACGGTATCAAAACCGTTGTTGAGTTTGCGAATTGGGTAGTCGATTACACTAGGGAATGCATGATGCGTTATTGCCCCGAACTTTCCATCTCTAAAGGATCTGAGAAGGTGTTTGCTGAGCATGACATTAACATCAAAGAGTACATGCTTGAAGTCATGTACCTCACGAATCCAACAAATCGTGATGCAGTGATGAGGGATCCACAAACAAGTGGAAAACTTGTCTTGAATGTTGCCTTGGCCGGTCGCATTTTGAAACTTCTTGCCGCGGGAGATTTAAAGGTTTCACAGCCAATGAATCAGAGCTTAACAACCCTCAGATCTGACCTTTATAAGTTGGCTTCTGAATTTTCGAGTGGAAGATCTGCTCAACCCAAGAGACCTACCCCGTACCATGTTTCTATTTTTGGAGCGTCTGGTGTCGGGAAGTCGGATATAGCTCACCGTCTCGTATATGATATCACTGATCCCGAATGGTTTACTGTTCCTGTGGATCGAGACGTTGATGGTCGAATCACTGTGTACCCACGCTCAGCCTCCGATAAGTATTGGAGCAATTATGCTGGTCAAGGTGCCGTGATTTTAGATGATTTTGGACAATCTGCCCAAGATACTCCTGACAGTTCAGAGTATTTGGCTTTAATCTACATGATGACAGGAGTTGCTTTTATGCCTCCTATGGCCGCCGTTGGTGACAAAGGACGACTCTTTACATCCCGAGTTGTTGTTTCTACCACTAATCAAATGTTTCCCACGAGCTTGTGTGTTAAAACCTCCGAGGCTCTGTGGAGAAGGCGTAATATCTTAGTGGAAGCTTTTTCAGATCCTTCAAAAGATTTGGATGATCCTTCACGAATGACTTTTACCCTTTATGACCCATGCCCACGTTCAGGAAAGAATGCGTGTAATACCCCGACTTTGTTAGGAGGGGCTAAACAACATATGACCTACGCTGAGTTGATTGCTTATATTGTTCCTCGAATGAATGCTTTTTGCGAGAGAGATGAGAAGGCGGTTCTTGTCAAATCCGGTTTAACACAATTGGACCGTGATGCAATGAGGGCTGAGATGCATTCCGCTAGCGACCTTCCGATCCGAGACTTTGGTGAAAGTCCTGAGATTGAGGAAGACGAGCAATTAGTACCCTTTCATGAGTACTGTGATTGCTGCGAGGAACCATTGGAATTTGCGTGGTCAGGAGTTTGTTGTATCAATAAACTGTCACTTTTACAACAGAGTGAATGGTGGCGCGCTTTGGATGTCGTTGAAGACGTGAACCATTCTTTGGTTGCGTGTTGTTATACGAACACTTCATATGTGTCGAGTCACATTTTTGATCGAGTTTACGAAGACACTCCCCAGGAAGTGAAAGACTGTTTTTACAAGTCTTTGTTGGTAGGAGACCTCCGGTTGGATGGATTGCCCTACATATATCCCGACATTTCCTACGGTTATGAAGATCTTATTGATCCCTTGGCAGAAGAACACTTGGACCAAGGACTGCCCGTAGCAGTGCAATACCGAGAGTTGCAACATTACTGGAATTTGATGCGTGATGTTTGTGGCGCAGGTAAGTATTGTTTCGTTGAAGGTAGTTGCCCCCCACGGGGTTTTCGCCTCTGGCCGTTGTATTTTCAACCAGAACCACTTGTTGTGGAAATGCAAGGGATGGTGGAAGATCTTGAAGCGGATGCTGAAAAGAAGCGAGAAGAGTTAATCACCCAGGAAAGACATCAGAGAATTATTGATGGGTGGACTGCTGAAGACCATGATGAAGTGTTGGCCCTGTTAGAACAAGAGGAATCCACACGTGTCGAGCGTTTCATAGAGTGGTGTCAAAATGAAGGAAACTACCCTATGATGATGATTTTTCGAGGAATTGGAGTGGCGCTGACCGGTTTTGCGGCCTGGAAAGCGTACAAGTGGTTGAACAACGATGCTTATGTTGACGTGAAGGACGTGCAAGGAAATGTGCATAAGATCAAGAGACAGATTGACTTGACTTTCACCGGCGTAGCTAAGCATATGCTTCTGGACTATTTAATGCAAATGACAATCGTCCAGATTGCAGATGGCTATGGTGCATCGAAGGCCAAGAGCGCTGTAATGGAAGGAATGGTGAGTTACGATTCTCGTTCCAAATATCAACGTGCCCCTAAAAATATCAGGATGGCACTCCATTCAGGTGAGCAGGCCATAGTGGAAATTTACGTTAAGTGTCTACGTGAGGCAAACATTTCTGAGGAAGTGATTGAAGATTTCCAGGAAAAGGCTGTAAAACGCATCCGTGAAGCCACCTCTAAAGTTGAGATGGAAGGATGTTCAGACAATCGAACACGGGAGGTTATGTCTCACAAAATTCAAGCACGAAGTTTAGTGACGTGTCAGCGGATCCGCAAAAATGGTGAAAACTGCACGTTGCAAGGCTTTGGTGTAATGGGAAAGATTCTCCTTCTTCCCTACCATTTCTTTCACGATTTGGAACATGGAGACGAGACGGAATACTACATCCACTCGAGAAACGGCATCTCTGCACATTCAGGCAGAATGGGTGTTGAAATTCGACGATGTGATTCTTCCGAGGCATGTCCATCGCGTGACGTGTGTCTCGTAAATCTAGGTGCTCGTGCGGAGTCCTTTCCTAATATCATGGAACATTTTATCCGTGAGGAGGACTTGCCGATTTTAACTTCAACGCTTGGAGTTGTGAATAGCCGAAACATCAATGGAGTATTCACTGAGAAACTAGTAACCATCCGTCGTAATGACATCGAAATAGAGTATGGAGATGCTACGGAGAATTATGTTGTTCCCCAAAGTTGGGCTTACGGCATGGTTTCAGAGAAAGGGATGTGCGGAGCTGTAGTGGCCTGTTTGAATAAGTTTTCGAAAGGTTGCATTATGGGAATGCATGTTGCCGGTCTCCCGGACCTTGAACAGAGTTTTGGTGCGATCATCACTAATGAGTGGTTGATGGCCAATATTTTGGAAAAGTTTCCAATGGAGGCGGAAATGCATTGCGCAGCATCTCCTGATGATGGAGAAGTTTTTGCAAGACACCCAACGATGGGTTGCGCAAAGTTCAGTGAGTTGACAGTCGAGTCTGTCGAATATCCCACCATCGTACCCGTCGGGGCGGTGAAGCAAAGGGCGTATCTTAAGAGTAAATATGCCGAACGAGTTTCTTCAAAAACTGATCTCGTTCCTAGTCCACTCTTTGACATGGTCGTCGAACATGTCACAGAACCTTCAGTTCTGCACCCTAACGACGCTCGCATGGATCAAACCTTGCGTGATGAAAAGTATTCCCCTATTAATGAAGGAGCTAAGAAATTTTCCGAGAGAACAAAACCATTCTCAAAGTATAATATCGAAATTGCAGCTTCCCTCATTCTTTCGACTCTGATGTGTTATGTCCCCAAAGGCGTGACCAAAAGATTGTTGACTGTTTATGAGGCAATAAATGGAATACAAGGAGCCGGTTTTAGTCGGCTGAACCCAGTTACAAGTCCGGGTGTACCTTTTAAATGGTGGCGCCCAGCAGGATCTAAAGGCAAACGATGGCTGTTTGATTGTAAGGAAGTGCCAGGTGAGTCCCTAGAGATGCGCCCACGAGATGAATATTTAGTGAGCAAACAACTAGAGATGCACCAGCAACTCCTTAAAGGAGAACAACCATTTGTGTTGGCCTATTCGAATTTGAAAGATGAACGACGTGGTTTGGCCAAGATAAGATCGGGAGCCACTAGACTTTTTGATTGTCTGCCGCTGCACTTTAATATCGAGTGTAGGATGTTCTTCGGAGCATTTATTGCGTGCATGAACCAGAACTGTACTCAACTGCCAAGTGCTGTTGGGATAGATTGTACTAGCCCCCAGTGGACTCATCTTTACAATCGTTTGAACCGCTTCGGTGGGAATGTGATTGCTGGAGATTATAAAGCTTGGGATGGGAAACTCTGTCCTGATATAATGGAACGGGCAGCTGATGTTATCAGTGACTGGTATGATGATGGACCAATCAATCGGCGTGCGAGGAGAATTTTAATTCAAGTTTTAATTTTTCTCAAGACTATTTACGGGAACGTTGTAGCAGCCAAATCACAGGGAATTCCTTCTGGAACAACCCTGACGGCTGATTTAAACGGACTTTGTAATTGGTTTTATATGTTGATTGCGTTGATTACCATTGCAGACGAGAAGAAAATCAAGATTGATGTTGCCAGGATTAATGACAACATAGAATCGACCTTTTACGGTGATGATCATGTGTGGGCTCCCAGCCCCGAATATCAGAAGTTCTTTAATTTCAACACTGTTCAAGAGTTTTTCACCCGCTATCACATCAATTATACCGATGCTTTGAAGCGAGGTGGGGCACAACCCGATTTTATGTCATTGAAGAACGAGACATCGTACTTGAAGCGGAGATGGTCGCCACATTTTGCCTTTACCAGCCGAATGTTGGCCCCACTCGACACTGACACGATCCATGAGGAAATCAATTGGATTCGTAGAGTCACTGGTCCAGACGCTTCAAGGGACGCTGTAGTAGAAAACATCAATACTGCTATGCACGAGGCTTTCCACCACGGAGACGTATATTTTAACGATTTGAAACGGAAATGCAACGAGGCTATCTCTATATTGCGGCAAGAAGAATTGTCTGCACAGGGGTCGTCCCGTTGGTCCGATATAACCCATGACTTCAGAACCATCAGTTCCCAGTGGATTGAGAATTTTGTTTAGTCCCGTAACCAACTATCATTGATACGGAGGCTCCTATTTGGCTTTTGGAGTTTCCTAACAGTAAGCTGCGATCAGAAACCGCAAATCATTTTGGCAAGATTTGGCGGGGGTATTATTAATTGTATATGTG